CGCAAAGCATGACTTTTGGAGGATCTCTGATCCAAGCGCAGCACTTACGAGACTGCGTTGGTCGAGATCGTTCTAAGTCACCGTGGGACAGGTTACTACCCGTCCTCGGTACTTCCAATGATGGACAAAGGGACAACTGTCTCTTCTACATCATGCCTTCTGGATCTCTCCTGTCGGAGAAATTCCATGGTAAGTCCCTGAGAAAGCAGAAGCTAATCGGGAACTCACTAAGCCGTAGCGCGAGATACGGAGAAGGCTTACGTCAAATTCTAACCCGTGACATCGGGTTAGGGGTTGACACGGTGGCCGTTTTGATCAGCAGATCTGAAACGGATTACCGCAGAATCGAAGAATTCATATCTGGATTCGTCGATTCACTCTGGCTTGCCGATGAACTATCGTTCCTCGAGGAGTCAGAAGATAAATCTCTCTTGCGATACATCGTAAGGAAGATTTTCCACGTCGGGAGCATAGATCTATGTAACCTGATGGATATGTGGAAGGAATGGACCAACTGGTTCTTCCACACATATGCAGAAACCAATACCATTGGTGAACTGCAAACTCCCAAAGGAAACATCTTTTGGAAGTTGAACGGTCTATCCGTCTGTCGACGGATACTTAACCGTGAAGGTGATCAGATGCTGCGGATGCAGGAGCTGAGTCACCTTATCTCTACACGACAAATGCCATACATGGGATTGCGTACGGAGAAACGATCCTGGAAAGCCTTTGCTAAGGTATTGCAGGATGATTACCAGCCGCCCGAGAGGATTGTTATCCAACTCGGACAGGCTGCACGTAGGATAGGATCTATCTGTCGAAAGATCCGGCCTACGAAAATTCACCCAGGGTGTCTTCACATATCTGTGACGTCATCTGGTGAATACGGCTTTAGTACCCGGAAGGGCGCGCAAGCCGCAGCTGTCGCCGATGCAATTCGGAGGGTCTTAACAGAGACCCCCGAGGTTGATTCTATCGAACCAACACCATTCGGCGATGCAGTGAGAAAAAGAGGGATCCCTCTTTGGAAAACACTGTTTAGAGATGAACCTCTAGAAACATCTAGAGAGTTCATGTCTCGCTACTCTCTGATCAGAGGAGTAGAAGATCGATTCATCGGGCTTGATCAAGCCTTAGGTGAACAGATCATGTACGTGGCATGGAAGGAAACATCCCCCAC